AGGCCGCGTCGTCTGGCGTCAATCCGGCGTCGATCACCAACGGCGTCTCGCCGCTGTCCACCGCTGGCACGTCTGCGGCCAACGCGCTGACGGACCTCCAGAACCTGATCGCGCCGTTCGTCGTCGCGAACTACGACGTGTCCAAGCTCGTGATCATCATGCCGAACTCCTTGGCGATGGTGCTCTCGTTCATGTTGAACTCACTCGGTCAGCGGGCGTTCCCGGACATCGAAATCGGTGGCGGTCGCCTGGCGGGCCTGCCGGTCATCACGTCGCAGTACGCGGCCAACACCAGCTCCTACGGCAACATGGTCATTGTCGCGAGCGCGGAGAACATCGCGCTGGCCGACGACGGCAACGTGGCCGTGGATGCGAGCCGCGAAGCGTCGGTCGAGATGTCTGACGGACCGAGCGGTGACGCGACGGCTGGCACGGGCGCGTCGCTCGTGTCGATGTTCCAGACCAACAGCATCGCGATCCGTGCGGAGCGCGAAATCGGCTGGAAGAAGATGCGTTCGACCGCGGTCACGTTCATGGACGACGTGAACTGGGGATCGATCGGCAGCCCGGTCTAAACGCCGGCTGACGTCCTGAAGTAGGCACGGCGCCGTGGGTCGGAGTGGCCCACGGCGTCCGTGTGTTTCTCGCATGATGCACACCGTCACGGTTCAGGCCATCAAAGACTTCGACCTTGACGGTCGTCGTGTCTCTGCCGGTGAAGACGTCACGGTCGCTCCGGTGATTGCGGCCTCGCTCGGATTCCGCGGCGTGGTGTCCCTGCTGGGTGGCACGTACCGCACGCGCGACATGGTGGCCGCTCCGGTCTCGTTTGTGCCTGATATCCAGCCGGCTGATCCTCCAGCCGCTAAGACGCGTCGCAGGCGCCCACGGAAGCCTCGCCAGTAGATGCGGATTCCCTTCCTCGGCCTGACGATCACTCGGACTAAGGCGTACGTGGGGCCAGCCACGGACGGCCTGTCGTCGCTGAGCACGGGCCGGTCGGGATGGTGGCCGGTGATCCGTGAGTCGTTCGCGGGCGCTTGGCAGCGGAACCAAGAAATTCAGGTGACGGACGTCACCGCATACTCCTCGGTCTTCGCGTGCGTCTCGCTGATCGCGTCTGACATCGCGAAGCTGCGCATCAAGCTTATGCGCGAGAAGGAGAACGGCGTCTGGGAAGAAGTCACCAGCCCGTCGTTCTCGCCGGTCCTGCGTAAGCCGAATCACTACCAGACGCGCATCAAGTTCATCGAGCAGTGGCTGATTTCTAAGCTCCTGTGGGGCAATACGTACGTCCTGAAGCAGCGCGACAAGCGCGGCGTGGTCACGGCGATGTACGTGCTCGACCCGAGTCGAGTGAAGCCGCTCGTGGCACCGAACGGCGAGGTGTATTACTCGCTGGACTCTGACAACCTATCAAAGCTGCCTGAAGCCGTCGTCGTCCCGGCAGGCGAAATCATTCACGACATCAATCTGGCGCTGTATCACCCGCTCGTTGGGGTGTCGCCTATCTACGCGGCTGGCATGGCGGCGTGGCAGGGATTGAAGGCGCAGACGCACTCAGCCACGCTGTTTGCGAACGGCGCGCGTCCCAGCGGCATTCTGACCGCGGTCGGGTCGATCAGCGAGGAGACCGCCAAGATCCTGCGCGAGCAGTGGGAAGCCAATTATGGCGGCGACAACGTCGGCCGAGTCGCGGTCGTCGGTGACGGTCTGAAGTGGGAACAGATGACCATGAACGCCGTCGATGCCCAGCTGATTGAACAATTGGGGTGGGCGGATAAAAACGTGTGTATGGCGTACGGAGTGCCGCCTTTCAAGATCGGCGTAGCTGATCCGCCGGCTAACTCTACCGTCGAAGCCCTGAACATTCAGTACTACGCCCAGTGCATCCAGAAGCACGTCGAGTCGATCGAACTGTTGCTCGACTACGGCATTGGCCTCATCGATCAGACCCCTGAGATGGGCACCGAGTTCGATATTGATGCGCTGCTGCGCATGGACACGTCCACTCGGGTGAAAGCCGCGAGTGAGGCGATTGGCGGGTCCGGCATGACGCCGAATGAGGCGCGAGAGCGGTTCTTTGGCCTTGGCCCGATCGAGGGCGGCGATACCTGCTACATGCAGCAGCAAAATTACAGCCTCAAGGCGCTCGCGAAGCGCGATGCGCTGGACGACCCGTTTGCGTCCACGAGCGGGTCGCGCGCTGAGGCGCCAGCACCAACGCCACCAGAACCCACAGGAGATGCCGAGAAGTTTTCCGGGTACCTCCGTAAGGAGTTGACCGCGGCATGACGGACGCAGACCTTCAAGTCATTGCCCGCGGCATGGCGCCCATCGTGCGAGAAGCGGTGGCTCAGGCGACGGAAGCGCTCGTGGCGCGTATCGTGGCGCTCGAGGCTCGGCAGCCGATTTCAGGGCGTGATGGGCTGAACGGGCGCGATGGGTTGCCAGGACCACAGGGCGAACGCGGTTTGCCCGGAGAGCCTGGCACGAAAGGCATGGACGGTCTGAACGGCAAGGACGGGGCGCCAGGTCAGGCCGGCGCCGATGGGTTGCCTGGGAAAGACGGCGAGCCCGGTCCTCGAGGTGAACGCGGCGAGGCCGGTGAGCCCGGACCACGCGGCGAAAAAGGTGATCCTGGGGAGCCAGGTCGTGATGGTCGAGACGGCGCTGACGGCAAAGACGGGCGCGACGGCATCGACGGGAAAGACGGGCGGCCTGGGCCGCAAGGTGAACGCGGCGAACGCGGCGAGAAGGGCATGGATGGGCGAGATGGCTCCGATGGCAAGGACGCGGTCGCGTTCGGTCTCGAGGCCATTGAGTCGATCAATTTCGATCCGGAGACGCGCGAACTGTCGATGACACTGTCGCAGGACGGCCATACGAAGACGCTGACGTGCAAGGCGAGTGGCACGCTCGTGTACCGCGACGTCTGGGCCGAAGGGAAAACCTACGAGCCAGGCGACGTCGTGACGTGGGGCGGCGCGATGTGGGTGGCGAAGCAGGGCACCGAGTCGAAGCCCGGATTGCCCACGGCTGAGTCTCGCGCGTGGAAGCTCTGCGTCAAGGCTGGACGCGACGGCAAGGAAGGCAAGCCAGGCCCGTCCGGCAAGGATGGCGCTCCCGGCAAGGATGGTCGCGACAAATGGTGACGGTGCCGCGTCTGTGGCCCGGTGGGACGGTGGCGTGCCTCGCCAGCGGTCCAAGCCTTACGGAGGCCGATGCCGTGTCCGTGCGCGGTCGCGTAGGTGGCGTGATCGCAGTCAATGACGCGGTGAATATCGCTCCGTGGGCCGACGTGCTGTATTCCAGTGATCGGGGCTGGTGGAGGAAGACGCTGCGATCGGCTGTTGACTTGCCGACTCGCCGGTATGGCGTCGGCCAGTCCAAGGGTAAAGCCGATCCCGTGCCGTCTACGTCGCTGCGCGTGGATGTGCTCGTGAACACTGGCGAGGACGGGATCGAGTCCGATCCGTCCGGCCTGCGAACGGGCCAGAACTCGGGATATGCGGCTGTCAACCTGGCGGTCCATCTCGGCGCGTCTCGGATTCTGCTGCTCGGCTACAACATGCAGCGCGTTAGATGTCGGGCGCATTTCTTCCACGACTCTGTCGCTATTCACTCGCCCTATCGACAGTTCGTGGAGCACTTCAATCGCGCTTCGTCCGTGCTCAAGGCGATGGGCGTGACCGTTATCAACTGCACGACAGACAGCGCGCTGACGTGCTTCCCACGCATGACGCTTCAGGACGCACTGCGTCTGGCTGAGGTGGCCGCGTGAGCTATCCGATGGTCACGGGCGAGCTCGAGACGCTGCGCTCAGTCGTGGCTGGGCGGTCGATTGCCCGCTACGGTGACGGCGAACTGAAGATGGCGGCGCATGACTCGGGCATCAAGAGTCAGGGCGCGGATGGCCGTCTGTCGCAGCGGCTGCGTGAGATTCTGCACGACTCTGGCGACTGTTTGGTAGGGATTCCGAACCTGCACAGCGCGACGCCGAAGGCGGAGTTCTGGAACAAGCACCGCGGCTATGCGCGTTTGCTGGCGGATCGGCCGTACGTCAGTTCGTTCATATCGCGTCCGGACTCGGCTCCGTGGATTGACACCGACGAGTACTGGGATCTACTTGAATCGCTGTGGCGTGGGCAGGACGTGACGGTGGTTCGTGGCAGCCACAAGTCCCTGGCACCAGACGACATCGCGCAGACTGCCGGCCGGATCACGGACGTCGTCTGCCGCAAGCAGCACGCCTTTCAGGACTACGACGAGATTCTGGATCGCATCGGCACTCCGAAGCGCGCGCTGATCTGCTTGGGGCCAACGGCGACGGTACTGGCTGTCGATCTCTGCGCGCGTGGCGTGCATGCGATCGATCTCGGGCACGTCGCCATCTTCATGCGCAAGCGCCGCCGCGGTGAACCGCTAAGCGTGACGGATTCGGATCGGGCTGTGGACAGAGAGGCGACCGTCGCATGATCGCGCATCGCGAGTTCGAGAGCTACGACGTCTACAAGTACAAGCAGGGCGGCAAGGCGCGCGGCAAGCGCGACGAGCTGCTGGCGAGCCTGCCGAAGAACATTGAGAGTTTTGCGCGCACGTTCACGCGAGCGGCGAAGCATCTGACTCCGGGATCGGTGCTCTGCCTCGGCGCTCGGACGGGCGCTGAGTCGATCGGCGCGGGCAACGCGGGCTTTGCTGGTTCTGTGGGCATCGACCTGCATCCGGTCGGTCCTACGGTGCTTCAAGGCGACTGGCACAACCTTGAGTTCGCCGACGCGTCGTTCGAGAACGTCTACAGCAACAGCCTCGATCACTGTCTCGACTTGGAAAAGCTGGCAGGCGAAGTGCGCCGCGTGCTGAAACCCAACGGTCGGTTCTACGTCATGGCGACGAACCGCGAAGGCAACACGCTTGAGGCGTGGCTGGCGAAGGGCGGGAACGAGGCGCTGTTCTGGGCCACGTCGGCGGACTTGTCCGCGGCGATCTGCGCGCTGGGCTTTGTGGAAGTCAAGACGTGGCGCGACGGCAAGTGGGGCCATCACGTGCTGAGGGTTGCATGAGCGCGGTCCTGTCGTACGTGACGCCTGAGCCGTGGGTGGTTCCGAGGGAATGGGCCGGCGAGCGGTGCTTCATCCTGTGCAACGGGGAGAGCGTGCGCGAGCAGCGCCACCTGATCCCGAAGTTGCGCGGTCGGTTCATCGCCATCAAGGAAGCCGTGCGGCTGCGGCCTGATGCCGATGTGCTGTTTGTGGCCGCCGAGAAGAACGACGACATTGTGCCGGACCTGTTACCACTCTTTCGCGGCACGTACGTCGTCGCGCGGAACAAGGTGCCGGCCAATTATCCCGACTACGTGAAGCG